TTAGTAGAAGAAAGCAAACAACAAAATAATTGTGTAAGAACTTATGCAGAAAAATATGCAGATGGAAATTGCGATATATATTTTATGCGAAAAATAGATACACCAAATGTTTCTTTGGTAACAGTAGAAGTAAGAGACAATAAAGTTGTACAAAAAAGAACAAAAAACAATGAAAAAACCAACAAAAAACAGGACAAGTTCCTGGATACATGGCAAAAGAAAGTATTAGAAAGGGTGGCAGTATAATGGCAAAAAAAGAAAAGTATTTAAATAATTGTGAAGAATGTGATGATTGTGAATATATAGGCGAGGGAGACTTCGCCTGTATGAAATACAACCATCCAGCAATAGTTAAAGAAGATTGGTTACCAACAGATTTTTACGATAATTGCAAAAAATGCAAAGATTATTTTCCAAAAATGAAAGGATGATGAACAAATGAAATTTTATGATAAAGATATAAATAAAAAAGCTGAAGGAATAAAGGCAATAGCAATGATGCTAGTAATATTTATAATAGGTTTTTTTACTGGTAGTTATGCAGTAAATATGGAATTACAAAAAGCAAATGATGAAAAACAACAACATATTGTTGAACTTGAAAAAATGCTAGAAGAAAAAGAAGTAAAAATAAACGAGCAATTTATAGAAATAGATGCATTAAAAGAAACAGTGTATATGCTAGAAATGTATGGAAAGTAGGTGCTACAATGATTAAATTTATATTAGGTTTATTTATAGGCACTTTTATAGGTATAGGCTTAATGTGTTTGTTAATTGTATCAAAGGATGGTGAAAAATAGTGGAAGAATTTAAAAATCAATTAATAGGCCAAAAAGAAGGCTTGCAATTTACATTAGATTTAATAAGAACTCTTGAAAGAAGTGTTGAAAATAGTATAAAAACAATAGATTCAAAGTTAAAGGAGTTAAAATAATATGAAATGTCCTGAAATGTATAGTATTATGCAACACAATATAAGAAAACCAATAGTAGATAGCGAAAATATAATTCGTGGTGAATATCATCTTTTAATAGAAACACAGGGCTTTTCAAATTGCTACGAAGAACAATGTGCAGCATGGGATAAAGAAAAAAAGAGATGTAGAAAGGTACAACAATGAAATTATTTAGATTTATGAGTAGAGTTGAATTTGAAAAATATAAAAACAATTTTCCATTGATAAATAATAAAATACACGAAGGCAAAACAAATTCGGTGGGCTTTTGTTTTTTCAATATAGAAGATTACACCCCAGAAGAAGCAATGCATTTTTTAAGTGGATTAGTTTCATTTGAGATATGTGCAGTATTTGAGACAGAGGAAAATTTAAGTCAAACCTATGGAATATATGCAAAACATGTAGAGAGTTCAGGAGATCCAAGAATAGATTTGATAAGAGCTCTATGTGGGTGTAACCCAAGATTTACAGCAACAGAATATTGTACTACAAGATACGAAAAAGAAAAGTTTAGATTAATAAAATATAGCGAAAATATATGGCAACAATACGATGAAAGAGAAAAACAAAAACAACTAAAATGGAAGGAAGAATATTTATGTTAGTATTACCAATAAAAAAGAAATGGTTTGATATGATTGTAAGTGGTGAAAAGAAAGAAGAATACAGAGAATTTAAAGAATATTATCATATTAGATTTAAAAGAATATTTGGTTTGGATTATAGAGATAAATCAGCAGAAATTGTATTTAGAAATGGATATAATTATAATTCACCAACTGTCAGATGTTTATGTACATTAGAAGTTGGAACAGGAAAAAAAGAATGGGGAGCAAATCCAAACGAAAAATATTATAAATTAATAATTTTAAGAGTATTGGAGGTGAGAAAATGAGTAATTTTTCAAAAAAAATAAGAGATGAAGAAGATAAAAAAAGAATAAAAAAAATAACAGGAAAAACACCAAAACACAGATGCCCAATATGCCATAGATTTACTTTATGGGCTAGTGATGGGAAATATAGAAAATGCTTAATGTGTGAAATTATAAAAAAAGAGAAGGAGGCACAAAGTAATGGATGAAAATGATTATATAGAATTACAAACATTACTAGCCAAATTTAGAGTAGCAGCTATGAAAGAAATGGGAGCACCAGATACACCAACAAAAGTAAGAGAAAAAGATTTAAAAATAATAAGAAAAATAGACTATTTGAGAAATAACACAATACTAAAGATTTATGGAGGTACAATGGTATGAATGAACAAGAAAAAGAGTATGTTCAAAATGTATGTGAAAAGTGCTTAAATAGGCTAAATGATAGGGATTTATGCAACATAGTAAAAACAATGGATGGCACTTATAGATGCAGTAATGAAGAAGTGGAGGACCACTAAATGAAAAAAATATTATTTATGATTATGATTTTGTTATTAACACCAGTTTATATATTTATAAAAATTGCTAAATTTTTTATAGAAGCAGCTACTGAAATGACACGACCTTTTGCTGAAGCAATAGACATTTTTATAGATAATATGTGTGTTTTTTGGAAAAAAGTATTTAAATTTAAGGAGGAAAATTAATTATGAAACCAGTTGATTTTGAAGATAAAAATATGATATTACAAGCACCAGGATGTGGTGCATTACCAGCATTACAAACAAAGGATAATTGTATTGTAACTTGTTGGGAAATGAGTGAAAAAGAAAAAGAAGAATTTAAGAAAACAGGCAAAATATGGTTGTCTGTAATAGGATTGAAACATCCACCAATTTGTATGTCAGTAGAACAGCCGTATGCAATGTTTAAAGAAGAGGTAAAACAAGAAGAACAAGAAGAAAAGAAGGAGGAATAATCCTTATGAGTGAAACAGATACACAAAAGGCAGTAGAGGCATTAGAAGCTATAAAAGAAAAACTTATGCCAATTATTGAAGAAATTGTTGAAACTGCTAGAAAAATAATAAAAGTAGTTGTAAAAGCTATCAAAAGAATATTTAAAAATATTGTTATTGATATCGTAAAACAAATAAATGATAAAAAAGCATGTAAATGCCTACATATATGGTTACATACGAAAAATAAGAGAATAAGAAAAAAACAAAGCAAAAGATTAAATAATATAATATTAAGTTACATGCCTTTGTAAAAGTAAAAAGAAAGAGGTGCTTTTTATGAGTGGAGAAGGCAAAGGGGTGGAAGTAGACCCATTTTTATATACTATAATTCAAAACAGCATTACAGCTGGAGTTAATGAAGGTGTGAAAAGAGCATTATTAGAAATTGAAAAAGAAAAAGAAGAAAAAAAGAAACACAAAGCTGATATGAGATTCAGAAATACGGAGTTATTGTTGCACAATTATAATAATTTTAAAAAACATACAGAAAGTTCTGTATATACTGAAAAGCAGCTATCAAAAGAAGAATTGTTTGATGAATTAGATTTAGATATGGACGAAGAAATAACAAAAACCCAAATTAACTCAATAATTAAATCGAAAAATAAGACAAGCATTATTATGAAACATATAAACACATTTTTAGAGTATTATGAATATAAATGTTTGTCATCACATAGAGAGGATATTCAAAGAAGATATAGAGTTATAAAATATTTATATCTTGAAGAAGAAAAAATGACACAAGAAAATCTTGCCGAATTTTTGCATTGTAATACTAAAACAATAAGAAACACAAAAAACATTGCAATTAAAGAACTTTCAGTATTATTTTTTCGGAATAGATGGACTAAAAATCAAATAAAAAACATTGCCAAAAGATTGCCTCGACAATTCCTATTATATATTTTATAATTGTATCGTGATATTTTGATTTTTAATATAAAAATTCCTGAAAAATTAGGTGTAAAACTCTCTGCAAAGGGAGTTTTTTCTTTTATTTTACGAAAGAAGATGATGCTATGAAATTTGAGGTATGTATGAAATACGAATGTAAAAATTGCAGAAATATAAGAAAATGTTTTAAGGAAGAAGGAGACTATTATGAATATTCAAAAACTAAAAATAAACCAACTAAAACCAGCAGAATACAACCCAAGAAAAAAGCTAGAAAAAACAGACGAAGCATACAAAAGAATAAAAGCAAGCATTGAGGAATTTGGATTTGTGGACCCTATAATAGTAAATATAAGAACAATGACAGTTATAGGTGGACACCAAAGACTTGAAATATTAAAAGATTTAAACCATGAAGAAGTTGAGTGTGTGGTTTTAAATTTAGATGAAAAACAAGAGAAAAAATTAAATTTATCACTAAATAAAAATACTGGTTATTGGGATAATGATAAATTAGAGCAATTATTTGATGATTTAGGTTTATCAGAGCAAGAGTTATTTGCAACAGGTTTTAGTATGTCAGAAGTAGAAGATTTAAAAACGGATTTTATTTCTGAACTATTAGAAAATGATTTTTCAACAGTTGATAGAGAATTAAAAAAATTTGCAGTAACTTTTAATATTCCAAAGGAATATGAATCTAAATTTGATAAATATATAAAGATGAATGGTAAGGATCCATTAGTAGAAATATTGATAGAAAAAGTAGAAAGGGATGTGTAGTATGCCAGATTGTGGAAGTCAAGTTGTTTTATGTGATGTGCCTATAAGATTTGATACTTATAAAGGCTGCTCACATGCATGTAAATATTGCTTTGTACAAAGGAAAAAAGATATAACAGATATAGAAAAAGGAGAAACTTCAAAAGCATTATTGAATTTTATTAATGGTCAGAGGTCAAAAGCAGTAAATTGGTGCGATTGGAATATTCCGCTTCATTGGGGTGGAATGAGCGACCCTTTTCAACCAGCAGAAAAGAAACATAGATTGTCTTATGAATGCTTAAAAGTATTCGCTGAAACACAGTATCCATTTATTGTATCAACCAAAGGAAAATTGGTTATAGATGAAGAATATTTGACTTTATTAAGAAAATGCAATTGTGTTGTTCAAATTAGTATGGTTTGTTCTCAATATGACATTTTAGAAAAAGGAGCCCCAACTTTTGAAGAAAGATTGGAAATGGTAAAAATATTGTCGAAAAATGTTAAAAGAGTAAATATTAGAATACAACCATATATGACACAAGTATTCAATGATGTTAAAGCAAATATTAAGAGATTTGCAGAAGCAGGAGCACATGGAATAATTGTTGAAGGTATGAAATTTGCTAAAAGGCAGAAGAACTTAATTAAAATAGGTGCAGATTTTGTATATGATAAAGAAATATTAAAAGAGCAATTTCAACAATTAAAGGAAGAAGCCCACAAATATGGTTTAAAATTCTATGTAGGTGAAAACAGATTAAGAACAATGGGTGATGAAATGTGTTGTTGTGGAATAGAAAATATGGAAGGATTTAAGGGTAATTCCTATAATTTATGCCATATAATTAACAACAAAGAATATGAAGTAACTGAAAGTATGAAAAAGCCTGATACAGCAATGTGTTTTACAAGTGTATATCAAACCACTTTAGGACATGAATTACTAGAAGGAAAAACTTTTGAAGATTTTATGAAAGAAGAATACACTAGAAAATCTAAAATATACAATGAAATCTTTGGAAAAGAAAAATAAATTGGTGGTGGTGATGGTATGTGAATATTAAGAACATAAAAAAAGATTATATGTCAGGACTAAAATACAAAGAAATACAAGAAAAGAACAACATCACTAATAGCCAATTAATTTATTTGATACAAAAAAATAAATGGAAAAGAAAAAACAATAGAAGTGAAGCATTAAAGAATAATAAAAATGCGAAAGGAAACAAAGGTGGACCTGGAGCAGAAAAAGGAAATAAAAGAGCATTAACTACCGGAGAGTATGAAAATATATTCTCCGGTGTTTTTTCTGAAGAAGAAAACGATATATATAATAATTATAAAATTGAAAATAAAAAGAATGCATTATTAGAAGAATTGAAAATATTAACTATTAGAGAAAGAAGAATGCTACAAAGAATACAAAACCTACAAGAAAAAAACAAAGACATGACAATAGATAGTATATCAAAAACAAATTATCAAAGCACACAATGGAATAAAGAAAATTCCGTAACAACAATAACACATGCTGAAAATACAACATTAGTAATACAACAAATAGAAGAAGCATTAACAAGAGTACAAGAATCTAAAAGAAGATGTATAGAAAGCTTAAATAAAGTTGGAATTGATGGCGAAAGATTAGAAATAGAAAAAGCAAAACTTGAAATAGAAAAGAAACGATTAGAATTAGAACTACAAAACAGCGAAGGTGAAGAAGTTGAAGATACTTCGGAAACGGATGTGGAGATATATGGTAGTTAAAAAGAATGTAAAAAGAAAAAAGACCATTAATTTTAGCTTTGGTGATAAACACAAACAATATATTAGAAAGTGTGTAGATTGTACTTTTAATATAGCAGAACGGAGCAGTAAGAGCAGGAAAAACAGTTGATAATGTTTATGCTTTTGCTCACGAATTAAAAACAACTCCAGATAAAATACATTTGGCCACAGGTTCTACAAGTGCAAATGCTAAATTAAATATAGGTGATGCAAATGGTTTTGGACTAGAATATATTTTTAGAGGACAAAGTCATTGGGGAAAATACAAAGGCAATGAATGTCTTTATATAAAAGGACCTGACACAAATTACAAACAAAGAATTGTAATATTTGCACGGAGCAGCTAAAGAGGACAGTTATAAAAAGATTCGTGGTAACTCTTATGGTATGTGGATTGCAACAGAGATAAATTTACACCATGATAATACAATAAAAGAAGCTTTTAACAGACAATTAGCAGCAAAAAGAAGAAAAATATTTTGGGATTTAAACCCAGACAACCCAAATTCACCAATATATGTGAAATATATTGATAATTATGCTAAAAAACACAATGATGGTACTTTACTTGGTGGATATAATTATCAACATTTTACAATATTCGACAATATTAATATTCCGGATATAAGAAAACAAGAAATAATAAGTCAATATGACCAAAATAGTATTTGGTATTTAAGAGATATTTTAGGAAAAAGATGTATAGCTGAAGGACTATGTTATAGAAATTTTGCTAATGATCCTTTGAAATATAGAATATCTAGAGAAGATGCGAAAGCAAAATCTTCAAGAATTATTCTTTCTGTTGACTTTGGTGGAAGTGGTTCAGGACATGCTTTTGTTGCAACTGGTATAAGTCGAGATTTTAGAGATGTTATAGGTTTAGCAAGTGAAAGACACTTTGGAGATATTGACCCAAATAAACTTGGTGATTTGTTTGTAGATTTTGTTTTAAAAATAATTAATTTATATGGTATGCCAGATATATGTTATGCAGATAGTGCAGAACAAACATTAATAAGAGGTTTAAGAACTGCATTAATAAAAGCAAATATTTCTCTTGCCGTAGATAATGCTTGGAAAAGTGAAATAAATGACAGAATAAGAGCGACTAATAGATTAATGGGGCAAATGAGATTATATTTGACAGAGGATTGTGAAACATTAGAAACAGCTTTTTGTACAGCAGTTTGGAATCCAAAAGAATTGACAAAAGATGAAAGACTTGACGATGGAAGTTCTGACATAGATTCACTAGATGCATTTGAATATACAATAGAAAGAGATATCGAACTTCTAATATTAACGGAGGTATAAAAATGTTTAATAAAATTTTAGGTTGGATAAGGAGTGTAATAAATAAAATGTTTAATGTAAATATTGGAACTAAATTTAATGTAAATGTTGCTATATCAGATAAAATGATAACGGCAATAAGTTTATGGGAAAAAATGTACAAAGATGAAGCACCATGGTTAAACAGTGATGTAATAAGTGCAGGACTTCCAGCTTCTATATCAAGAGAATTAGCAACGGCAACAGTTGTTGAGTTTGAAAGTGAAATAACAGGAAGCCCAAGAGCAGACTTTTTACAAGATAAATATAAAAAGATAAAGAAAAATTTAAGAAAAAATCTTGAATATGGTTGTTCTTTAGGTGGATTAATATTTAAACCTTATGTTGCGAACAATCAATTATTAGTAGATATAATAAAAGGGACAAATTTCTTTCCAGTTGAGTACAATAGCAATGAAGAGTGTACGGCTGGAATTTTTGTTAGTAGAAAAGTTGAAGGAAAATATTATTTTACTAGACTTGAATATCACGAATTAGATGTGAGCAATAAAAAGTATATAATTCAAAACAAAGCATATATGAGTTCAAGCGAAGAAACACTAGGAAACGAAGTGCCACTAGCAGCAATTAATGATTGGAAAGATATACAAGACATTGTTGGTATAAATAATGTTGAAAAGCCATTGTTTGGTTATTTTAAAATTCCTTTTGCAAATACTATTGACCCAGATAGCCCTATTGGAGTTTCAGTATATTCAAGAGCAACAAAATTAATTGAAGAAGCGGACAAACAATTTGCTAGATTACTTTGGGAATTTGAAGGCTCTGAATTAGCAATAGATGCAGACCCAACAGCTTTACAATCTAGTAAGATAATGAGTGAAAAATTACAACTTCCAAAATTAAAAGATAGATTATTTAGAGCATCAGGCTCAAATAAAGATGGAAAAGCCTTTTATGAAGTATTTAGCCCTACAATTAGAGAATCAGA